ACCAGCTCGCGCGGCCGTCGCTACGGTTTGTGCAGCCGTATTCTCAAACGTTTCCCCCGCCTCGTCCATGGCATCCCGCATCCCCTGGGCCGCCTGGGTCAGCTCGTCCACAGAGGGGACGGCGTCATTGTCGGCGGCGGTGGCAAGGGCAGCGATGGCGGCGGTCACGCCAGCCACGGCCGCGGCTACGCCCATGATGATGTTCACGCCCGGAATGGCTGCGGTGAGCATGGCGGACGCAGCAGCAGCTACCTTTGCGCCGACAGTGTACGCGGCAAGGGCCGCTACTACCACGCCGAGCACGCCCGCGAAGGCTGTAATGGCATTCACCAGCGCCGGATTCTGCTTGATGAACTGTGCAACGCCGTTGAGAACATCCGTGCCGACGGAGTACGCCTCCCGCAGAGCGGGGGTATAGGCGTCGCCGATGGCCACCTTCAAGTTCTTATAGGCGTTCTGCATCATGGTGAGCTGGGATTGGGTAGTGGCGTACCGCTTGCTGGCCTCGTTGATCAGGGCGGTATTGGTATCCCACTCCTCGTTTGCCAAACTCACGGCGCCGCCCATCTGGTCGGCCGCGAGAGCAAGGCTTTTCAGCATATTGCTTTGGCGCACGCCGGTCAGGCCCAGGTCCTCCAGGACAAGCACGGTATTTTCGCCCTGCTCGTCCAGCTGGCCCAAACCGGAAATGAAGCTCTCCAGCGCGCTCATGGCGTCGCTTTCCCATGTTGCGGCGAACTCCGCGGAGGTCATGCCGGCGATCCGGGCAAATTCCGTCAGGGTTTCGTTCCCCTGGGCCACGGCGGTTTCGATGGCGTTCATGGTTTCCGTCATAGCGGTACCGCCAGCCTCCGCCTCAATGCCCACGGAGGACATTGCTGCGGATAGGGCCAGTATCTCGGATTCGCTCAAGCCGGCGAGCGTTCCGGCAGAGGCAAGGCGGGTAGCCATTGCCGTGATTTCCGATTCGGTCGTCGCAAAGTTGTTGCCCAGGGCCACGATGACGGAGCCGAGGCGGTCGTAGTTGTCGGCCGATGTTCCGGTAATATTGGCGAAGCGGGCCAGGGCGGTCGCGGCCTCGTCCGCGGTCATGTTGGTGGCCGTGCCCAGCATGGTCATGACCTCGGTGAAATCCAGCAGAGAGTCCTTCTGGATGCCCAGCTGACCGGCAGCCTCCGCCACGGCGGCGATCTCCTCTGTGGTGGCCGGGATCTCCGTGGACATCTCCTTGATGGCGTCCGACATGGCAGCCAGTTCATCGTCGGTAAGGTCTGTGGTCTTCGCTACGCCGGTAATGGCGCTCTCGAAGTCCATAGAGGCCTGGGCGCAGTCGGCAAAGTACTGATAGATCTCCTTGAGCGCCGTGGCGATGCCAGCGGCCACGATAGCCTCATGGACAGCCCCAAACGCCTGGCTCGCTTTATCGCCGAAGGTCATGGCTTTTTCCGCGGCTTCTTCCTGGTCCCTTTTCAGGGCCTCAATGCGGGTGGAGAGCCGGGCCGAGCTTTGGCCGAGGTCGTCCATGTCGACCCCGGCCTCCTGCAGTGCGTCTCCCATCTCGTCGAGCCTTTGGGTCTGCCTGTTCAGCGAAGCAGAGGTCTTGTCGATCTGCTGCTGCTTGGCGAGCAGCTTATTTTGCAGGTCGGCGGAGAACTCTCCCGTCTGCTCGATCTCTTTCTGGATATTCTCGTACTGCTGTTGCAACAGCTCCAGGCGCTTGCGCGTGGCCTCGACTGCGGCCTGCTGCTTCTGATAGGCGGCGATGTCAGATTGGGTCTTGGAGAGGGACTGTATCTCCTTCTGCATGGCCGTGATTTCTTCCTGGGCAGCCCGGAAGGTCTTGCTGTAACTGCTTCCCAGCTGGGCGTTCAGCTGGAATAGCATCTCATATTCTTTGCGGCTCGCCATAGTGTCCCTCCCTTCGAGCTACCGCCTGCGCCGAATCACGATCGGCCGTGCGGGCTGTTTCGGCCGCGCTTTCCTCTGCGCCTTCTGCTCCTCCACAAGCCGGTTGCTGGCCTTTATCCACTTCGTCAGGGACAGGAGGGGCAGAGATACCCAGTAGGATACGGGGGTGTTATTGTTTTGCGCCATCACAAGGCACTGCTTTCGGAGCCACGCACCCCCGTCGCCGGTTACAGCTCCGATTTGAGCAAAAAAGTCCTCGCCCGCCCCCGAATGCGGCTGTAATCACTGATGGGCAAAGCCATGATGACGTCAGCGCCGACTCGGCGCTGCTTCCCATCCGAAGAGGTCAGCATGGTGGTGCAGGCCCTGGCGGCCACGCGGGTCAGGTACTGGCCCGAGAAGGTGGGGACGATGACGGGCTTATTCATGGCCTCCATCTCGTCCTCGATAGCCAGGCTGTCGTTGCCGGTCAGGCGGCCGAAATCGAAGGTGAGCTCGTCGAAGGTGCATCCCTCGAAGGTGACGGGCTTCTTGAACTTGTGCGTGTAAACGGAAACACTGTCCGGCGCGTCCTTGGCGGCCTGCTCTGCGGTCGCATACTCGGCGTCGTTCACCGCAGGGGGCTCGGCGGTGGAAAATGCATCCGACGGGATCTGGGGCATATCTTTGATGTCGATGCTCATAGGGAACTCCTTTCAAAATCAAGGCCCGGGGCAAGCGCCCCGGGCGTATGGCTGTTACTTTCCGAGGGCCTTGCGGACGTCGGCCAGATAGTCGGTGCCGTCGACATAGCAGATGAAGTTCAGCGGGTCAACCTCCCGCGTCCTCACACCGTCGATGTAGGTAGCCCAGTAGCGGACGGCATACTCGCCGGAGCCGTTGGGGGGGGGGGGCGGGGCTGCCGGTGGAGGTATGGGACGCTTGGCCGCAGAATTGATTTTGCGGGAAGAGCCGTTTGTGGATCCGGCCGGGTTTGCACCGGACCGTTTCGGGGCAGTGGACCCGTTTTCGGTTGAGTTTCAAAAAAGGTGTGCGGATGCCCGTTCCAATAAAAAAGGTGGATAGGGTTCGGATATATGGAAGATAAAAAACGAAAGATATGAAGCGGTATATTGTATTCTTAAAGCAAGTGCCTTTGTCTACAAAGGTAGAGATGGACCCTGTAACCCGGACGCTGAAGCGTTCGTCGGCCATGGCCCGGACAAATCCTGATGACTTGTATGCCTTGCAGTTGGCAGTAAAATTGAAAAGGCAGACAGAGGCTGAGATCGTGGCAGTAAGCATGGGACCCGCTTCGGCGGAAGAAGTGCTCCGTGAGGCTTTGCAAAGAGGGGCGGATAAGGCGGTTTTGTTGTCCTCCAAGGCATTTGCCGGAAGCGATACGTGGTGTACGAGCCTGGTACTGGCGGCAGCCGTGCGCAAGTTGGGTGAATACGACTTGTTGCTTTTCGGGAAAATGGCGGTGGATGGCGATACGGCACAAGTGGGGCCTGAGGTAGCCGGACAGTTGGACATTCCCCAAGTGACGCATTTGACGGAGGTTTCGGACATATCGGATACTTGTATGTGTGTGAGGAAGAAGGCCGGTCGTTTATTCCAGCGTATGGAGGTGGATTTACCTTGTGTCGTGACGGTTGGTCGGGAGACGGGGGAACTGGATTGTCCCACACTGACCGGTTGGCGGGGGGCTCAGCGGCAGCCCATCCCTCCTTGGGGTGAATGCGACTTGGGACTGGAACCTTCGCAAGTCGGATTGCAGGCATCTCCTACTCAAGTAGTGTCTACCATGGTGCCTCGATGGAAGAAAGACGTGGAATGGCTTCCCGACGGGGAAAAGTTTTTTGCAGTCGTCCGTGAAAGCATGAGACGCGGGATTAATTTTTAAAAAGCAAGATGAAAATGAATAAAGATAAGGATTTTATACTTCAATTACAGGCCGGGCAATGTGTATCCTGCGGAATATGTGCCGAAAGTTGTGCCTATGGGGCTATCCGTATGGGCGACTTTCCGGAGGTGGATGAAGAGAATTGCCGTTTGTGCGGCGGTTGTGTGCAGGCTTGTCCGGTTGGAGCTTGGGTGATGCAGCGTCAAGACGAAAGGCAGGAACAGCCTGTGGATGATTCCAATGGCATTTGGGTGTGGGCGGAAGTCATGGACGGCACTTTGGCACCGGTAAGCCGGGAACTTTTGGGAAAGGCTGTGGCACTTGCGGCTTGCCGTCCCCAACCGGTCGAGGCTGTACTGATAGGCGGTGAAGTGTCTGCATGGGCGGATGAGTTGATAGCCGTCGGTGCAGACCGCGTGCACGTGGTGGAGTCTCCGCTTCTATCGGATTTTGTGGAGGAAAACTATACGGAGGTGTTGGCCGGCTTGGTGCGCAAACAGCATCCTTCGGTCCTGCTTATCGGGGCTACGCCATGCGGTCGTGGTTTGTCCGCACGATTGGCTGCTG